GTGAGGTTGGCTGCGGTGACACCTTCGCGTGGTAACGCGAAAACAACGTGGACAGTTCCCGTGTAAGGGACTCCATCGGCATCGTCATCGGTTCGGGAGAACTGAACCAAATGACGATCAGTGCCGTCAGGCGCAGATGCGACCTGATGCGAGATCCGAATATTTCGCGGATTCGTAATGAGAGACGCGGCGTCGCGATACATTGCTTCGCCCCCTTGTAAAGATACAAGGTTATACGTACTGTTGGTTGGTGTGTCATCAGTGATTGAAAGAGTGTCTTGTGCCATGATATTATACCTTTGAAGAGTTTAAGGCTCATCTACGACCTCCTGTTAAAACTTTCAGGAGGCTCGCGGATAACGCCAGTTGATTGCGGCCATATTGGCCGCGGTCAATGAAGGTGTTTCCTGAGTCTGGTGCGACTGCTTGACGTCGATAGGATGAAGTAGACGTAACTACATCGGTAGCCGTTTCCTGGATAGAACCACCAGGCGCGGCATACCATTTCCACTCACGTTCAGATGTCTGAACGCTTTTGTGGGATATGCAGTAATCGTATACTGTCACCTTGGAAGAGATAAGGGGTTCCTCAAATCGTTCGAGGAAATCCTGTACTCTCCAAAACCAATCGACAACGAATGAGAAGGGAATTGCTTCCCAGATCACACTCGCAGTCAAGCGCAACCCTAACATGTCACGAAGAGCCTTTAGTTTATGAGAATAATCGTCCACATAAGGACAATCAAACTTATAAACCATAGTCGCGGTTGTACGCGCTTCATGAGTGTGCTTATACCTATATTTGATATAAGATACACCCAAAAAGTTTGTCCAACTCGTGTAAGTCTCCGTGAGAGGTACAGTTTCAGAGTAATGACGTGTCTGAAGTGTACCTCTTCGTGCCAAGAACTCGTCAAGAATGGTCTGATGATCAGTCAGAACACTCCACAAGGTCTTGACGTCCCCGACGAAAGGTTTAATACCAAATTTGTAACTAAGGTGCCCTTCGGCAACCTTATTGGTAAATCCTTTCCATTTGGTGAAGAACCGTAATAGGTGCTTCACATCCGTAAGTTCAACTAAGAAGTTGGACAAGGATAGCGATGTCTCCAAATCTGGTTTCATCGCAGCAAATGCACGCC